GAAGGTAATCGCTGGGTCTATACATATTTTTGGGATGACGTACTGCTGCATACACGTAAGAAAGCCAACGGAGATCCTGAAAATGCTGGATGGTATGACGACCCAACAACAGGTTTCCGTTATGACTTAGGACGTGAAACCAACGAAGGCAACCCACAGCTTAACATCAGACGATTTTATATTAAAAAATTTGAGTACATAAAGAATCCATCGCCCAACAGGATTTTTGGCGGAAAAGAACCTGACAACAAAGGCGATCTCCGTGGTGAAGGTCTTTCATTAAAGGTTTATGCGTATGACGATCCTTTTGATCCAAATGATCAAACCAAAGATGCTGCTTCCTGGGAAATTGAAAATTCAGGAGAAGGCTACAAAGACGGAGAGGAAGCGAAATTTACTATTCGCGGAAGACCTATAACAATCAAGCTTTTTACAGCGCAAGAGGTTGGTCAAATTGATTATTACCCTTATGCAGCTTTGTCTGATTATCCGCAGTATCAAGGCGAAGAGCTTAGCTGTGATAACGGGCCTGAGTTTGAGGTGATGTATGTCAATGAGCAAATTTTCAAATTCGGCAACCAGGCCAGCTATGACGATTTGGCTTATGCAACGTTACGGATCCGCGCTAACCGTCAGCTGCAATCGTTTTCGCAGTTCTCAGCGTATGTAAAAACCGGCATCAAGGTAGAGCGATTGGTATCTGATACCGACTTGCAAGACACCTTGGGGCTTAGTGGCATCCCAGATCGATATGCCACCTGTCTGTTGCCCGAGATTGTCTATGCGCTGCTTAGTGACCCAGTCCTCGGTGTAGGCGAGTTGGTTGGTCGGTATCAAATTGACCGCAGTTCGATGATCAACGCGGCCAATTATTGCCTGCGTAATGGGTTCACGTGGAATGGCGTACTAGCTGAACGCGTCAACATACGTGAATGGATCTATCAGCAGGCAACACACAACCTGCTTGACTTCACTGTCATTGGCGGTCGGTTTGCTTTGACCCCATCACTGCTAACCAATAGCAAGGGAGAGATAGATCTAACAAAGACTCCGCCAATTAAAGCGCTGTTCACCGATGGGAATATTAAAGACTTGACTTGCAACTTCCTTGATCCATCAGATCGTCAGCTATTTACTGCCACAGCCTTGTGGCGTGTAGAGGAAGGGAACGGCTTCCCGCAGACCATGACGACGACTGTCAGCCTGTCAGAGAATCAATCAAACCCTGGGCTGCAAGGTGGCAGACCTGGCCGTGATGTAGTTGAGACATTTGACCTTAGTGATTCTGTGACCTCTGAGGCTCATGTGGTTGCGTTCCTAAAAATGGCGCTACGGGCTCGCCAATGCATTGACCACAGCATTGAGTTCACGACTACAACGAATGAAATGATGGGCATCTCGCCGGGTGATTACATCAAAGTGTCTAGCGAGGCGTCTCATTCCAGGCGTTGGAACAACGGCAGCATTGGCTCAGCCGGTCAGGTTACGTTGAACGATTCACGTTCTGGTGACCTCAACGTGCTGTATTGGAAGCCAGGCTTTGACAGGGTCAAGGAAGCGACCATCAACATTCAGGATGGTCAAATTACAAATGCAGCGTTGTTCAATACGGTGATTACCGTCAAAAATGAGTCGGTCAACGTCAGGACCTATCGAATCTCGACCATCAGTTATGGGGAAGAGGGTGAGGTGCAGGTCACAGCAGCACATAGCCCGCTGACCACTAAATACAATCCAAATGGCAGCCTGCTACTAGCAGACTGGGATGAGAATGACTTTGACGTTCTAACTGCTGTCTAATGACTGCCGAACCAATCACCTTCCCTTACGTCACCCCGTCTGCTCGGACGTATAGCCCGGGTGAGTACGCCTACAGGTTCTTTGATTCGCAAAACGGTGCGACCACTGCCATTCGATATGGCAACCGCCGGACCAAGTCGCAGCTGCAGCTTGAGTTTACGGCGATCAAGGAAGAGAAGGCGTTAGAGATTTTGGAGTGTTATCGCAAGACGATGCTGAACTGGAATTACATCCGCTTCAATAAGGGCGATGACATGAATCCAGACGTGCCGGATCGCGGTGGCGCATGGGAGGGCATTGAAAACGATGAGCTAATCAGCAATTGGTATCAAGAGAACTTCAGAGAAGCGTCGTCGACTTACTGGCGGTTTGAGAAGCCACCGACCTTGACCCATGTTGTCCGTGGCATCGTCACGGTTAAGTGCTCGTTCATCAGCTATTTGGACGGGAACTAGACTGTTTATTAATCGCCCTGCGTAGGCCCAAGGATCATGCATTTTTCAGGCACCTCCGGCCGGTTGTATATCCGCAAATTCCAAAAGTATGTGGCGGACTATCCCCGTGGTGACTGGTCTTCAGTCGATTCATATAAACGTTACGTCACGTCTAGCACCACAGAAGACAGGTTTAACGACCCTGAAAACTTCACGCAGGTGGCCAACGTCACCAACTGGGCCCTGAACGGTCAGCAGGATGTTATTGATTGTTCAACGCTCGGTGACACTGACCGCGTGTTTGAGGCTGGCATGAAGTCAGCCACTGGCCAATGCCGGATCTTGTATTACTCCAGCTTGAATGCATTGGGTGATGCCGCTGATCGTGGTCGTGACCCCGAGAACTCGATTAACAAGTTGGCGGCCCGCTTCTTCAAGATCAGCAAGTTTGCCCGCGAGAATGGCGGCCCCGGTGTGATCTCTGAAAAACGCTCTTATGACGATGGCGTCGGCTCCAAGGCTGATCCGTTCCTGTTCCGCTTCTTAATCGAGGACGATCCAAACAACAGCGTGTTTGTTGAGACGCCCCCTGAGAACAGCAGCAACAACATCAACATTGACTTTTGGGCGCATATCACTGCGTTCAACATGAGCGTTGCTGTAGGCGAAGTGCTCGCAGCAGATCTTTCCTTCCAGTGCATTGGTTGCCCGATTATCTCTGACCTGTGACCGTCTTTACTGGTGATCAAGGTTACGTCGACCTGCGGCGTGGCACTGAGACCTCCCCGTCTGTTTCAGATCTGTTAGTCAAGGGTGATGTCAACGCAGTGCATCGTCGCTTTGGCCTGCAAAATCAAAGCATCACTAATGGCTATTACTTGATCACTGGTGACAGGGTCGAGGTCTTTTACGGCACCAAAAAGCAGCGAAAGCCTCTTGATGCGCCGTGGCTGCTAAAGAACCACACCGATGCCAACGGCAAGTGGTACCCGGATTGGACTGGGTACGTCGGCATTGACGCAATGGGCAGTGTCAGGCTCTTTGACACCTACAGCAAGTCCCTACAGAACAAAGGGGAAGAGGCGTTAGAGCTTGAGGTCACTGAGGCAAAGGAGTACATCACCTTTCAGCAGCGCAACCCACGGTTTAGGTGCCTTGCCAACGTCAGGTCTTACGAGTTCACGACAGAACGCGAAACCATTGACATATCGCGATTGGGCGATGTGTTCAGGAAGAAGTTTGAATCCGGCATGATCAGCGGTCAAGGCTCGCTTGATTGCCTTTGGAGCTACAAGCCAGGTGAGTGCGACGGTACGGCCAATTCAGAATTCTCGTTTTATTTGTCGCAGCTATGCCTCAGGGTGGCAACCGGCGCGAAGTTCACGGGTCGTTTTGTCCTTCACTTCTCAGGCAATGAGAGCGTCTTTTACGAAGCGGAATGCATCGTGACTAATGCCTCAATTGAGGTCAACACTGAGAATGCCATTGCTAGCACCATTCAATTTGTCACGACTGGTGTAATCCAGCTGCGTGTTGGCCAGGTGCCTGGTGCTCTGTTGCAGGATGATCCTGACCCCGCACCGATTGATTACTTGGTGCTACAGGAAGACGACGATCCGATTTATCTGGAGCAATAGACTGGGGTAACGACTTTATCGCTGCGGGCGAATGGCTGATTTTCGTATCTCGCAGCTGCCAGACATTGGTGCGGACACCGCTGCTGATGATGTACTGCCGATAACTGACTCATCGGCAGGTGAGACGAAAAAGGTACAAGCCTCAAAGCTGGTCGCTGCTGGTATCGATGGCTTGCCTTCGGGCTCAATTGATCTAGACAAGATTGACGTTGATGATGGGACGCTAGACGCCAAGGCGTTAAAGCAAAACAGCGTTACTGGCGGGCCTACTGGTCAAATTGCGTTATCGACGATTACCGCTGACAACATGGCCCCTGGGTCAGTTGTTGATGCAGCAATTTTTAGCGTCAATGGCTCGAAGCTTGTCAACGGGACTGTTTCGGATGACAAGCTTGGTACGGATATAGATGGGGCCAAGCTCAAGGACGGCACAGTTCCGGCCACAAAGCTGTCGGGGACCATCGAGGGTTCACAGATCACGCCCGGTACGGTTGCGGATGCGCAATTAGCAAGCGGCATTGATGGCGCCAAGTTACTAGCGGATTCGGTTGTTAGTGGTTCTATCGTCAGCTTGGCAGGCGGGAAGCTAGATAACGGCACGGTTACCAATGAAAAGCTTGCAGCCGGTATTGATGGCAGCAAAGTTTTAGACGGGTCAATTCCATCTGCCAAATTGATCTCGCCTGTGGACGGCGGGATGCTCGCTGCAGGTTCGATTACCAATGAGAAGCTTGCTGCTGGCATCGACGGGGTCAAGCTTTTAGACGCCACGGTTGGTGATGCAAAGATCACGGGGCTTGATGGCGTCAAGATCCTCCCTGGCACGGTCAACGATGCTCAGCTGGCTGTAGGCATTGACGGGGCAAAGCTCAAAACTGCTTCTGTCGCTCCCTCAGCGCTAGCGCCTGGCATCAACGGCACCTTGCTGCTTAATGGCAGTGTGCCCGCTACGGCATTGGCTGGCGGGATCTTGGGCAGTCAGTTAGCAGCGCTGACGATTACTAGCGACAAGATCCAAAGCGTTAATGGCGCAAGCCTGTTAGAGGGCACAGTTGCCGCTAACAAGCTTGACGAATCGACCTTAAACCGGTCGATCGATCTAGATGACGACGGAAAGCTAGGCATTGCCAACGAGATTGTCCCTGGGACTAGCGCTGGCCTGACTTACAACGCACAAGGAATCATCACAGCGGCAGCGCCGATTAGCCCTGATGAAATTCCACTAGCAACTAGCATCACAGTTGGTGGTGTATCGGTGCCAGCTGATGGCGGCCTATCAGTCACGGGCACGGGTGAGCTGTCTATTGATGCGACTACTACCCCGGCCACCGTTAGTGGCATCACCATTAACAAGTTTGGTCAGGTCACCAATCTGGTGCCCTTGGTCGGAGCAGATTTGCCAATTGCAAGCAACGTCGCGTTAGGCGGTGTTCGGATTCCGGTTGGTGGCAAGTTATCTATCGGCTTGTCTGGAGACTTGTTTCACAACGATGCTCCAGTAGGCGCTGGGCCTCATATCAAGTTCACCACAGATGCATCAGGTCATATTGCATCGACGTTGCCGTTGGATCAGACGGACATCCCTGATCTAGACGCCTCAAAAATTATTAGCGGCACGCTTGACCCAGGTTTGGTTGGGGACGAATCTATTGCTTCCAAGCACTTAGCGGATTATGCAACCTGCTTGATGCAGGAAGACTTCCCAGGGTTCTCCCCAGATTTTTACTTGGGGATGATGTGGTGGCAGCCTTCTACTTCCCAGCTCAGGGTTTATTCGCGAGGCAGTGCAGGCAACCAATGGAGCCCTGTCGGATTTGGGGCGCTGCAAGCCAACAACCTCCGTTGGGGTGGCACCTTTGACGCCGCTAATTCAACTATCAGCATCGTCACGGAGTTTGGCAAGAGTGCTGGCTTAGAGCCTGGTGATGCTGTGCCTGCACCTACTGATGACCTCAGCGGCATTTACTTCATCTGTCAGGCCGACGGTAATGCCGTTCCACATGAAGACGTAACCAGCGTCAACTTCACTGCTGGTGACTGGCTGCTGTGTATCAACGAGGTTCAGGGCTATACCCATATTGATATGGGTGCCTCAGGTGGTGGTGGTGGTGGCGCCTCTGTCCTGAATGACCTGCTTGACGTCACCATTGGCAACAGCGGTTCTGGCATCACGCTGCAGGATGAACATCTTCTTAAATACGACAAGTCAGATGGCATCTGGCGCAACATGAATGAGATCGACGGCGGAACTTTTTAGCCCTGCATAGCGGCAATAGAATGGTCATAACGCTTGCATAAGCGTTAGCCCCCCTGCATAGGTGTCATGGCGACGACCATCAAAATCAAGAACAGCAGCATCCCTGGGAAGGTTCCTTCTGCAGGCGACTTGCAGGTTGCTGAACTTGCGTTGTCGCTAGCTGATCAAAAGCTTTATTCGAAAGACGCAGACGGCAATATTTTTGAAATTGGCTCAGGTGGCGCTCAAGTCCCTGGGGGCAATACTCCTCCTAGCTCTGATAACGAAACCGGGGATTTGTTCTTTGATACGGTCAATAACACCCTGCTGTATTGGGATGGAACGCAGTGGGTGCCGATTGGCGGTGACGAAGCCCTAGCGCTAGACGACTTAACCGATGTCACGATTGATAACCCCTCAACAGGGGAGCTGCTGTATTTCAACGGCAGCCAATGGATCAACCATGATCCTGGCTATGTAACCGAGGGAGAAGTCAGCAATATTCTGGATGGTTTAAACCCTGACGGCACTACGCCTGATGGTGGGAAAGATGAATTTGCTAAAGCCAGTGATATTAAAAATGGCAAGCTGACAATCCTTGACCCCGGTGGGGATGAGCTTGGAACTTTTACTGCCAACCAAGAGGGCGACACTGAGGTAACCATCCCTTCTGCTCAGTGGAGCGAGATTGAAGGTAACCCAATCACTATTGGTGGACCAGAGCCCTCCAATCCAAGCCTTGGTGACATCTGGGTTGATACCGGCGATTGTCCGCCCACAATCAATATCTGGGATGACTGCAGCGATCCAGATAACCCCAGCTGGACGCCCATTGGCGGTGGTGGCGGGGCGTCTTGCACCCAAGGGCCGGTTTCGATTGTTTCCAGTGATGGCAATAACCTTGGCTGCACCCTGACTGCTGTTGGCGGAAACGGCATTGATGAAGGGACAAGCCTGGCGGCAACCTATGCGTGGAGTGGCGCCAAGACCGGAACAAGCAATTCAATCTTGGCCGACGTTGAGGGTGACTACACGGTTACTGCAACGATCACCTGCGTCGACGGCAGCAAGCTGAGCGATACCGCTGTATGGAGTGTCATTGATAACTATGTAGAGATGGTCAACAACACTCCGCCTGTGATTGCGGTTGTTGGTGGTGGAGTTGATGAAGCCTATGAAGGCAACAGCCTTTACCTTGTTACCCCTGCCACGGTGGTCAACGGCGAATCACCAAGCATTGTCGAGAACCAGTGGTTTAAAGATGGCGTTGCCGATGGCACTGATTCGATTTACACCATTGGCGCTGGAGACGAGGCGTCGGTCATTACAGCCAAGCAGTTGTTCCGTGATGCACGGACCAATGAGCTGCTGTCTGAAGCGTCTAATGAAATCACGATTGTTGATCGTCCTGCAGATGTCATCACCTTTGACGCTGTCATTACTGATGATGGTGGCGAGCTTGGCAACATTCCTAATAAGGATTTAACTGTTGCAGCCGAGAATGTCCTTGGTGGCACAGCACCCGTTGAGTATGCGTATCAATGGAAATCTGCTGGTATAGATGTTGGTACGGCCAAGGTTTATACGCTGCAGAGTTCAGACATTGGCAACACGATCACGTGTGATGTGACGGTGTCTGAGCCTGATGGCAGCAACCCCGAGATGCGAACGGCGACCTACGGCAAGGCGATCATTTCTGGGTTGCAGGTTGGTAAGGGCAGCATTAGCCCGACGATTAACTTGGAAGAAGGTGACACTCTGACCGGTACATCAAGTTTTACAAATGGCGAGAACGCGGTTGAGACGCATGTCTGGGAGCTGGATGGTGTTGAGGTGCAGCGTGGATATACCCGTGGATTGAGTTCAACGTATGTAGCTGGCGCTGGCCAGGTGCGTTACCGGATGGAAGTTGTTGATGACAACAACAACTCAGCGGTAGTTGGTGAATGGAGTGAGGCGGCCACAGTTATCGAAGCGTATGACCCAACGGTGCCCAACGCCGACATGAACGGCTTGCGGTTTGACAGTAACAGAAACACTTCGCTTACAAGAACAGGAAGTGACGGAAACCGCCAAACTTGGACGTACAGCACCTGGGTTAAATCAACTAATTTTGACGGATCAAAGGGTTTATTTGGAGCAATTGAAGCGTCATCTCAAGAACGATTAAGCTTAAATACTTCTCAACAATTGTTCTGGACTTG